AGCAAGATCATTAAATTTCACACCATCAACGACTCGGGTAGCCTCGCTGCCTGAATAGTCCTGCCAACGTTTAATAATCACATCCACATACTTTGGATCCAATTCCAACAATCGTCCATGGCGGCCGGTCTTTTCACACGCGATGATGGTCGTGCCTGACCCGCCAAAAGCATCCAGTACGATGTCTTGGCTTTTACTGGAGTTGCGAATGGCACGTTCAACCAGCTCCACTGGCTTCATGGTAGGGTGTAAATCGTTCTTGTTGGGTTTGTTGATGAACCACACATCCCCTTGGTCTCGAGCGCCACACCAGAAGTGATCATTGCCCTCTTTCCAGCCATACAGGATGGGTTCAAATTGACGCTGGTAATCGGCTCGCCCAAGGGTAAAGGTGTTTTTGGCCCAAATGATAAAGGTGGACCATTTGCCGCCGGCATCGCGGAAGGCTTTTTGCAGCGTGTCTAACTCACTGGATGACATGGCCACATACAAGGCGCCTTTGGTGACCGCCAGCATTTGAGTCATGGCACCGTGCAAAAACTCGTAAAACGCATCACCTAGGTTGTCGTTTAAGATTCGGCGGTCTTTGGTTTGCCGTGTGTCTTTTTCGGCATTGCCGTAATCCACGTTGTAAGGCGGGTCAGTAAATACCATGTCGGCCAACTGGCCATCCATAAGCGTGGTCATGACTTCTGCGGATGTGGCATCGCCGCACATCACACGGTGGTGCCCCAACTGCCATACGTCGCCTAATTGACTTACAGGGTTGGATTCCACCTCCGGTACAGCATCTTCATCCGTTAGGCCTGGGTCATTTGAGTTGTTGAGCAATTCGTTCAGTGCGTCTTCGCTAAAGCCCAGCAAGGATAAATCAAACTCATCTGATGCAAGGTCTGATAATTCCAGTGATAATAATTCGTCATTCCAGCCCGCCGTGGATGCTATCTGATTATCAGCCAGCACCAATGCACGGCGTTGGGTTTCGTTGAGGTGCTTCAGAACAATAACGGGCACCTTGGCGTGACCCAAACGCTGTGCTGCTAGTAATCGGCCGTGGCCGGCAATGATGACGTTATCTTCACCCACAAGTACCGGATTCACAAACCCGAACTCGGCAATGGATCCTGCAATTTGTGCCACTTGCTCGTCACTGTGAGTACGGGCGTTACGGGCATAGGGGATCAACTGATCCGTGGGCCAGTGTTGAATTTTTAAGGTCATGGGGTGTCCGGTTAACTGGATCAAAGCGAAATTCCAAAACAAAAAATACGCAATGGAGTGACGGGACTATTTCGTTATTTTGAAAAAGACCCAAAAACAAGAAAACCACGACTGGCGCAGCTTTCATATGAATTCAATTTTAATTTACCGCAACGAAGTGGCTTTTTAAGTGGGTGTCACTAGGCAAATCCCGCGAGGTTCCCTTTCGCACTCAACATCGGCCAGGAAGGACCCGCGTTTTTGCCAAAAGGGCCTGAGGTTTAGCCAACTTCAACGCTGTCATGGTCTGAATTAGGTTCTGTTCTAACATAGCAATCAGAATACCCTAAAACCGGGGTTTTGTCCCACTTTGCGATTTACGCAGCACCCGACATCTCTACGCGTTTGCAGACGTTTACCATCATATCCAAGCAAATACCTAGCAAATAATTGAAAATAAGTTCTTGCAGACACCTTGGTCGAGGGTTTTGTGATCAATTTCGATATTCCCAGGCAACTAGGCCACAGCGCATTGCCATGGTCCTAGCCGTATTCGTTCAGCCGGTCCGTTTTTCCTCCTCCAGCCTGTCGATGATTTTGATCAAAGCAGCCTGCCAATAACGCTGACCCGAGGTCTTGGGGTAACCTGTGCGCCGTGCAATATCCCGCCAGGTCATTCGGTAGGCGCGCAACCAAATCAACTTGCGTTCGGCTTCGTTGGCCCACTCAATCCATACCAAGGTTTCTTCCATCCGGGTGATCTGCTCGGGCAAGGCGTTGAGCTTGACCGACTTTGGCGTCTGGCGAGCTAACTCCGTCGTTGTGTAAATTACATCCGGCCAAAACGTTGCATAGCCTCGAACTGAGCCACCGGGCAGTTTGTTCAAGGTTTCAACAGCTTCTTCAAAACGTTTAGCAACCATACCCGTGGTCCAGATTGTTTGACTCATGACAATCCTCCCTGATCCAAAGCCCACAACAACAACGCCTGCGCATCGGCCTCGTTGTCATCCACAGGATTAAACCCTCGCTGACGCATGGCTGCCATGACCATCGCCTTGTTCGCGTTACCCTTGCCCGTTGCATGGCGCTTGATGGTTCCCACTGGCACGCCTTGGTACGGAATCGCATGTTGTTCACACCACGCCGTCAGATGCGCTAAGAACCCACCGTACGCATGGGCCGCGTCTACGCCTAGGTGTCGCCTCACCTCCTCGAAATAAATCGCGTCAATGGACCTAGCTAAGTGCAACATGTCGTCAAGCCAGTGGTTAAACTTCAAGTAGCGCATGCCACCGCCTTCAAACCGGCTGTTCTTGAAATCCACCGTGCCGCTTACCCGACTAAGTGATTGCATGGCCCAACCCATTTTGGTGCCAAGATCCAAAGCCAGGATGGTTGGCTTGGATGTCATCGTGGTGTGCGTCGCCGGGTTTCTTTCCCGACTAATGATTTGCATTTTCTTCGATGCTCGATCAATTTGATTAGCTGGGTTTTTAATCGGTGTTTGAGTTGATGTTTTAGTCGTTGTGTATTCGCGCATAAAATCCTCCATTCGGATACGATATAAATTCATGTAAAAATTGATTCGATTGATCACCCATCCGTTTCCATTTCCGCGATCTGAAAAACAATCTAGATGGGTATATTTCCGGAAAATATATACCCCTATATATATAGGGCAAACCCCGGAAACCGGAAATCCTAATAGTTTTCAATGACTTACGCCGGAAATCTGTTTTGGAAACCGGAAACGGTCGAAAATCTTATTTTCTTTTTAATTTCAATTAGTTAGGGAGTGTTTTTACGTTTCCGGAAAAACACATTTCCATGGAAACGCCGGAAACGGAAAGCCATTTAAGAATGATTCTCAATTAAAACCCGTGATTTCGTCACCACTTTTTATCGTTTCAGCACCCAATAAAAACTCACCTTCACCCTGTGCAAATGGCCCATCTTTGACGTCCAACCACTTGTCCTCATAAGAGCCAAATGCCTTGCCTTTTACCAAGGTGGGTGGCCGCCCATTGAGTAGTTCTTGCACCATTTTTTCCAATCGATGCCGCGAGATGCTATGCAATGCAGTGGGCAGTCGATGACGCTGTCGAAAGACACCTGACCCACCCGTGTGAGTGAATGGATGTCCACCCTTAGCCGAACGCTTGATTGCACCGATCAGCATCTCTTGAAGGTCCTCTTTGGTGTGTGCGGCACCCAACAACTGGCTCGTCACATCCTCCAGCAACCCAGAATCAGCGCGGCAGTAGCGACTGATATTTCGATCGGCTAAACCATTGGCCTTCACGACTGCACCCTCATAGATGGCGTTACGCTGATAGGGTTTATTAAGCACGTTAAAAACCTCAAGTTGACGCTCCTCAGATGCAGGCCATAAGGCATAGGCAAGGCGCACACCATCCACCAGAGCACTGGTGCCACGAATGGCATCTCGTGCTTGTTCGACCGTGGTGATGGCTTTACCGCTGGCAGGCTTTCTCATGTGGTGGGCCACAATCACGGCTGCCTCAAGGTCTGTGGCCAGGCTGGATAACAGCCCAGTAGAAAAACTGCCCGCAGCAGGGTCGGCGTTCACGTCAGCAAAAATGAACGAAGACAAAGGATCAAACACCACCAGTTTAAGGTCGGGAATCTTGTGCAACTGACTTTTAATCATCCTAAAATGGGCCGTTTCTTCAGCACCATTACTGCCTAGCTGAACTAAAGGCAGAGGCCCGCCGGCATTGGGTAGTGGCACCACAATCAAGCGTTCAGGGTGTGCTAGGCGCCGTTTAAACGGGTCCAACCGATCTAGCCTGCGATGCACCTCACCCACATCGTCTTCGGCGGTAAAGATCACTGCCGCACCATACTCCAACACGCGATGACCAAATGCTTCATTAGCTGGGCTGACGCTCGATGTGGGTGGCGTGCCCGTGGCAATTTTGAGTGCTAAATCTAGGGTGATCATTCCCTTACCCGTGTCGCCCATGGCCGCCAGTATTGATACCACACCGATTGGAAAGATTTGCTCCACGAGGTAACGCATTGTTGGAGCCTCACCCGCATACCGCTGGGCCGTCCATTGACTGAGTTGTAATCCCTTGTTTGGGTATTTAACAATGTGCTTTTCAGCCGTATCTAAGAAGCGTTTGATATCCACCTTCTCTGCCACCGCATCCGCCGCATCCCACTTCTCTGATTTATCCTCTGGCGGCTCTAAAATCGCCACGGTGGATACATTCTGTTGGGCTAAGGCCTTACCCACCTTTTGCGCGTATTCCCAGCCAGCACTGTCCTTGTCGGGCCAGATGAGGATGTTTTTGTTGGCCAGTGGCGACCAGTCCGTTTTGTCTAAGGGCGCGTTGCTGCCATTCATCGCCGTGGTGGCGGGAATACCCAGCCCGATCAAAGCATCGGCGCTTTTTTCACCTTCGACCAAAATCACGTCGGTGACAGTGGCCAGCTGTTGCTGGTTGTACAGCGGGCGAGGATCTGGAGCTTGGGTCTTTCGGGCCTTCACATCCCACGGACGGTACTGCTTGCCATCGGGAGTGTCGTAACGGTAAACGCAGGCAATGAGCTGACCGTGGCCATCCGTGTAATCCCACTTAGCGGTCGGCGACCCAAGTTCATCCAAGACCGGTTGGTTCCGTTTTTCTTGTATTGTCGACGCGTAGTGATTGTTAGCCCCGTGCTCATGACCCAGCCTGTCAGCCACATCACGAACAATTTGGGTGAAATCCCGCTTGGCATCCTGCCCTTTAGCCCCTGCCCAAAGATCAAATGCGTCGCCTTGCTCACCGGTGGCGAAGTCGATCCACATGCCGGCTTTTGGGCCACCCAGCTCAACAACCAAACTTTTACCCGAGTTACCTTGCAGGTCTCCAATAAAGAGTTGTTGGTTGCGCACGTTGCCCTTAGGAAACAATTCACCAAGCACTTCCGGCAAGCGCTGGATGAGTTGTTGCTTGATGTCTTGGGCATCGAGTTGAGCATTTAAACGAGGGTTGTGGTCATTTACACCCACCTGATCGGCTGCATCGTTAAAGTCGAGCCAACTCACATTACTCATGCATCTGCCTCCAACCAAGTGGGGCTTAAGGGTTGCGTATTGACTTGCCCCGCTGAGTCGGGTGTTTTGGAAGTTTCGGGCGCTTCGTTCGTGGATTCACTCAGCCAACACCTACTGCGCCATGAACAAAACTTGCACCCAAAGTGGCTAGAATCTCTGGCTATGCGAGGCAACCAGTCGTTGGCATCACAGGCCGCCAGTATGCGCACGCCTTTGTCAGAGCTTCGCTGAGCCAGCTCGCCATTGAAGGGAATCAACTCACAATACAATTGCGCTGTGTCTTTGTTGATGGCCATGAACAGCGCTGGATTTTGGCTAATACCAGGAATGTGTTCCTCCATATAGGCTTGGTACAAAGCCACTTGGGCAGCATAGATGGGATTGGCGATGGTAAGCCCACGTTTGGCCAGGTCATTCCAAACACTGTTCTTTGCCGATTTACACTCCCAAAGAGCCGGGTAGGTCATGTTCAAGTCACTGGGGCCAGATGCCAAGATGCCATCCACGTGGCCTTTGATCCGCCCATCAGCAGCGCTAAAACCATACTGGCCGCCGGTGGATGTTTGCGTGTGCAAATCAAAGCCTGCCATGCGCAGCCAATCGATGGCTAGCTCTTCAAACACATGGCCTGCGGCAAAGATGCGTAAAATTCGTCCCGAGAAGGGTTTGTCCGTGGGGGTTTTTAGGTACTCGTATTGCAAAGCCCGCTCGCAGGCCACGCCCAGACGAGACCCGCCAAGATAGGTTCGTGGGGTTTCTAGTTGATGTTCGCTTTGCAGCGCGTTGTCGATGTGATGGGTAATTTGATCACTCACCAAGTGGGTGTCCATAGTGTATTTCTCCTGGGGTGTAATAAATTCAAGTGTTGTAAGTGTTTTAGTCCGCTCATCTGCTGATCCCTCTTTATGATCCAAAAACACCCATTGGCACTGAGTACTGCAAAATGCCACTTCACTGCGTGTGCGCGCTATCGAGCCCCGTGGGGTTTTGGGGTTAAACCAACCATGGCCAATAGCGGGTTGGTGGCAAACTTGGCATTGCTTTAGATGATTTGGCGTAGACCGAATGAGTTTTTTTGACATCATGCAGCCCGACTCCCGTAGCGCTTTGATGCACCAAACACGTATTTCTGGATGTCCTTTTTGTTGAATTTAAAAGCCAGCAAGCACGATGCGTGATACCGGGTTAGGCTATAGTCATTGCGGTACTGACTGGGCAAGTAATTGAGCTGTGCGGGGGTCGCCGGTTGCTTGAGCCAACGTTTGGACTTTTGGGCCGCATCCTCGGTTTCATGGCCGTGAAGCCAGTCATTTGCAGATGCCAAACACACTGTACGGGCACCAACGGCCAATAAGCGTGTGGCCAAATCGCGCCCCCCGCCTAGGCCATACCACTGGCCATTCAGGAAAAACATGCCGGCCCAGGCACTAAAACCAGTCGCGAGCAATGCCGCATCATCTCCAAAAATATCCGTCCACAAAAACGCGGATTGGGCGAGCAGGTCCACTTCTGACATGACAAAGTTCCCAAGCGTTCTCTCGACGTCGGGTTCTTCTTGACCCCACTCAAAGCCACACAATGGGCATTCTTGGGTTCTAGAAGGCACGCTCGCTCCGCACTCTGGGCAGTCTTTATCAGGCTTGTTTTGATCACTCGTGTAGCCTTTGCTGTCTAAATCAACGTCCGTTTCTAAGGAGCCGTGCAGTAAAGAACTAATGCCAAAATCGAGGACCATGCAGTCGGTCTTCACAATGCCTGGGTAGAGCGCAGGATCCACGGTGCGCAGGCCTCGTCCTACGCATTGAATGAAGGTGGATTTTTGCGAGCTGGGTCGCAAAAGCACCACACAGCTCACGGGCTGACTATCAAAGCCTTCGGTCAGCACGAAGCAATTAAGCAAGACTTGTAAATCACCCTGATCAAATTCCTGAATTAAGGCCTGTCGATCGGATTTGGCCATATCCCCATCGATCACAGCGGCCTTGATGCCGGCACTGACAAACGCTTCACACACGTTGTTGGCGTGTTTGACCGTGGCACAAAACACAATGGTTTTACGATCAAATGCTTTGTCTTGCCAATGGCTCACCACGGCTTCATTGATGATGCCCTGATCCAAAATGGCTTCCACGGCGTTCATGTCAAAATCAGCGTTCGTTCGCTTGGCTTCTTTGAGTTCCCCTTGCACACCAACGTCGATGACGAAGGTGCGTGGCGGCACCAAGTGGCCATCGCGGATGATTTCACCAATGCTGACTTGATCAGCCACGTTGGAAAACACCGGACGCAGCCCTTGGGCATCACCACGCAATGGCGTAGCGGTTAACCCAAACACCGCGGTTTGTGGATTGAGTTCAAGCGCGCGATTAATGACGGCACGGTAAGTCGAGGCCACTGCATGGTGGGCCTCATCAATCACCAACAAATCCAACGGTGGCATAACAGCCAAGTTAGCCTCACGAGACAAGGTCGGCACCATGGCAAAGGTCACCCGAGCTGCCCATGATTTTTCTTGGGCGTTGACCAGTGATGTCGACAGGTTAGGCGCCATAGCGGCAAATTTGTCTCGATTTTGGTTCACCAACTCATCCCGATGGGCCAGCACACAGGCCCGAGTGTTTTTTGAGACCCGCTTAAGGTGTTGCTGCGTCACCGCAGACAAACAAATCGTTTTACCAAATCCGGTGGATGCCACGGACAAGGTGTTTCCGTGCTCCTTGAGCGCAGACAGACTGCGCTCCACAAAACGTTTTTGACGAGGGCGAAGGATGGTCATAACAACCTCCTATTGGGCCCAGTCGGGGCGACTATTGGGTGCATTAGCAGGATGCATCTGACCACCTTGCGCACTCACCTCGCGTCCAGAGTCATGCCCGTGCTGTGGGCTAAATGATGATTCTGTTGGAGATGATGCCCCTCCCATTATTCGGACGTAACCCTTATGGCCTGCACAGATCACTGATTTAATGACGTTCTTGTCATCACCGTACTGATCTTGTTCCATGTCGATTTTCACGGCAAAGGTCAAACCATCCAGATCCTTCATGCCCCCGATGCAACGACGTTGGTTCGCTGCATTGGAGTGGTCATTGGGGCTGAGCCCAAAGGCTGAGTTAAGGACGCTTTTCACAAAGGCGCGACCCATGTTGGTCCACTCGGGGCCTTTAGGGCTGTGTAAGCCAATCAAACTCCACACTTTACGTTTGGCATAAGGACCTTCAAGCACCACAAACTCACAGTTAAGGTACACGGCGCCGGTGTGCTCGTTTTGGGTGGCATACCCGCCATTCCAGCCTCGAGAAAAGTCATCAAAGCCGCCGGGGCGAATGCGCATACAGACTTTAGCGAGGGTGTTTTTAGGGATGACGTCAAAGACGTTTTGGTCTTCGGCATCGTTAAAATCACTCCATAATGTGCTCGTGGGTTGGCTTCCTGGTTGGTTCATATATTCGTTGTTCATAAAGGTGTTCCTTATTCGGTGGATTGCGCCATCATTGGATTGGCGTGGCGGCTTGTTGGCTCAGTGGTACCGTCTCTGGATGGGTCAGGCTCTGGACACACATAGTCCAGCCGATCGACGGCAGGCTTTGCGGGTTTTAGGATCTTGTCCATCAAGCGGCCTAGGTGAGGTTCTTCAATAGTGTCCAAGCGACCACTGCGATCCTTGGCCGGATAGCCCCACTCATTGAGGGTGTGGTTCACAAAGGCACGATAGCGTGTGTCACCACTGACCATGTCCGCCAAGGTGATCACCTGATCCACGATGCCTGGCAATTCCAATGCCGTTTTAGAACCGTCGATTTGCGGCACAAAAACTTTGCGATTGAAGTCATCGACTTTTTCATCAAGAATGCCCACGAACCAGATGTTCTTGTTGCGGGTGTGCTGCCAGTGGGTGAGCCAGGCAATCATCTCTTGGCCATGCAAGCCATAGGCGCCTCTCGTATCGGGTTTACCCGTACGGTCACTTTGGGCTTGTGGCTGGCCCTTACACCACTGCAGGCACAAACGCGCTGCCACGGTAATCGAGTCAATGAAAACCGTTTCGTATTGATCCAACACAGAGGGGTTGCCAAAGCGTTCACACACCGCGTCATAGTGCGCTTGGCTGTAGGGCTGCTCGTCACGCAAGGCGGGGTTGGGTCCACCAATGTAGACGGCAAAGTCACGGCACTGAGGCCACGTTTTGGGGCGCATGGTGTCCCCAGACCAGGCTTCAACAGCCAAGTCACCGGCCTCCAAATCCACAAACAAGGTACGTTTAGCATCAAGGGTCCACAGCAATGAGGTTTTCCCAATGCCGCTTTTTCCTAAAATAACACCCTTGATGCCGCGCTTTTGTGCCATGCGCTGGTCGGCGCTGATGATGGGCAAACTCATAATTCACCTCCATCGATCGGCGTAAGCTTGAATGTTTGCTTGCCGGTTTTAAGGGTTCGAGCCGGCGTAAACGCACCCCGAATGGAATCGGGCCAGGCTTGGTATTTACGCTCGGGAACCTTGTAGGCGATCTCCATAAATTGCGCCGGATCATCACCGGAACTGACAATGCGTTTAGCGATGCCTGCCAACATCTTTTGATCCCAATGAGTGCGTTTAGGTAGGTCTGCTGTAATGCGATAGCCTTCATCTACCAGCACCACGGACCCGGTGTCTTTATCCAGATCCTGGCGCTTAGACTGCGCGTCACAGGCATATTTTTGGGCAATGGCTCCATCCACCCATTCTTTAGCGGCCTTGGCGTGTGCCATGCCTTGGGTGGCTTGTTGTTGCAGGTTAGCTAGGGCATGAGGCGGCAATGCAGACAGCACCCCCATGGACATTGCTTGAGCAGCGTCTAGTGTCGGGTTCATGCGGCACCTCCAAGTTCCATGGCGTCGACCGCTTCTCGGGTAGATGAGCGTGTGTTCTCAAGTTCATGGTGTTCAACATCTTCAAGCCGGTAAATAACGCGGCCACCGATCTTGATGTAGTGAGGGCCCCAGCCGATGATGCGCCAGCGTTCCAGGGTACGTTCAGAAACGCACCACCGCCCTGCTAATTCACGTTGATTGATATGTTTTATTGTCATCACTTTCTCCTTTGATTAATTGCGTAATGCAGGAGTCATGATGCGCTTAGGGGTGTGTGAAAATGCGTGTGATTAGCGTGTGAAAATGCGTGTGATTTTGAGAAATAGGTAAAAAAGTGGCCAGAACGACCAAGAAAGGGATTTAGATAAAAGAGCGGCTATAGTGATCAATAATCAGGGTAAATCTACAAACAAGCCAATTACGCCATGGCAGAATCAATATGGAATCGTGTCAAGGTGTCTTGTGTGTGAAAATACGTGTGATTTTGTAGGAGTACATTTAGATCAAAAAATAGACCAAAAAAAACGCCTTGAACGAATCGAACAAAGCGCTATATACCCATCTGAATGATGGATTATTTAGTCGTATTAGATGTGTCGCTTTTCATC